TGCAGATGAGAGTCCTACACCGCAGTTAAGTATCATGATGCCATCTTTCTTAGTGCAGTCATGTACCTCTTTCATTAGGTCACCCATGTGGAAACCTGAGTCGATAAAGTCTTTAGCAACAACAGTATCGAACTGTAGCTTCTTAGCTGGCTTACGAGGGAATTGTCTATAGTCACCTACTCCTAGATTTCTGTAGACTGCTTGCATATTGTCTGCTATCACCCATCCTTTGTGTCTAGCTTTGCAGTATCCATTAAGTTTACCGTTCCATTCTGACACACCAAACTCCATTACCTGGTTGCCTAGTATCTCTTTATTTCTGGCAAATAATATTGCCTCACATAATGACTCAGTGTACACTTCCTCTCCCTTTAACCCATTCTGTTATATATTCAATCACATCATACTCATAGAATCCATAAGGTTCCTCACAGAATGTGTCCTGTGCTTCACCAGGTAGGTCGAACTTGTATACCATAGGGTGCATGAATGCATCAGCTATGCTCTGTATACTCTCAGGTCTTCCTCTACCAAAGTGGATCTCTTCTATGAATCCTACCTCATCAAGCATACGCATCATGTTGTCTACTACGTCCAATACATGAGTAAAGTCTCTTGTCTTCTTACCATCACCAAAGATCTCTAGTTGCTCTCCAGCTTCTACCTTCTGACTAAACCTCTTGCATACAGTACTGTATGGTCCATAGTCTGCTTCTCTTGGACCGTATACACTATAGAAGTACATCTTGGTAACCTCTAGTCCATATTGTGTAAGGTATAAGTCTAGTATGTTATCACAGAATATCTTACTCAATGTGTAAGCATTAGTGATTGTTCCTTCGTATTGGATTGATGAGCTCTGAGCAAAGAATACTTTAGCACCATGATCTAAACCTAGTTCACATACAGCAGTAGTTGACGTGACATTATTGTCGATAGTCTCTGCTGGAAACTCTATTGCTCTTCTTACTCTCGGAGTGTTGCCTAGATGGAATATATAATCAAATGTACATTTGTTTAGCAATTCTTCTTTAGCATCTTGAATAGACTTCTCAATATACTCTACACCCTCAACTCTATGGTTGCCTGGTGTTCTAAGATCGTCTACTACTATGATGCGGGCGTCTGGATAGAACTGGGTGAGCTTGTCAACCAGATGTCCTCCTATGAAGCCACATCCACCTGTTATTAAAATATTTTCTTTAATCTTCATTTTGTAATTGTTTGACCACTTTTTCACATTCGTCTGCGCACTCGGCACAATATTGAGCGGGGAACTCAATGACTCCGTCCTTCGAGTTGACATGATATGTCACCTTTTCTAATTTATCATATTCTTTTAAGCATCTGTCACACTTAACCATAGTATACCTCTACCTACAAAGACAGTCCTTTGAACGTAGCTTCGTCCACATCTTTCTTCACACCGCCTACGATGTAAGAACTTATCTCAGTTTCTTGTGGGGCTACTTGTACCTCTCCACCAGCAATCCATTTCTGGGTCCATGGTAGAGGGTTAGAGGCACTTACTGGATACGGACATGCATGTCCTACAGCTTTCATCCTCTTGCAACCTATCCATTCTACATAGTTGCGTAACAACTCTGCATTCAATCCTATCATGGATCCATCTTTGAATAGGTATTCAGCCCATCTCTTTTCTTGTTCAATGACATCCACAAAGATGCCAACCACTTGATCATCACACTCTTTCTTAATCTTAGCAAAGTCCTTATCATCTCTTGGTAGATGTTTGATAAGTTGTTGTGTTCCAGCTAAGTGAGTGTTCTCATCTCTTGCGATCAACTTAATGATCTTTGCATTACCTTCCATCTTCTTGAGCTCAGCAAATGCCCAACTACAAGCGAATGAAACATAGAACCTGATACCTTCTAGTGCGTTGACACTGTTAAGACATAACCAGATGAGCTTCTTATGCTCGTATTGAGAATAAGAAGGGTCACCGGCTTGATACACCTCGTGAGTGTAGTTCATCAGATTGTCGTAATGTTCTGTAATACTATCAGCACAGTCTGTTATCTCTTTGATATCCATGATACCATCGAACACTTCAGAAGGCTGACTGTATATATTTCTAATAATATGTGTATATGACTTGGAGTGAATAGTCTCAAAGAAAGACCATGTCTCTACCCATGTCTCCAGTTCGGGGAGTGACACTAGCGGTAGAAATGCTAAGTTCGGAGCCCTCCCTTGAACTGAATCTAAAACGATTTGTCTTTTGAGGTTCGAAGTAAAGATATGTTGCTCTGACTCTGTAAGGTCTTTGAAGTCCTTACTGTCACGCAATGTATCAATCTCTTCTGGTCTCCAAAAGAATCCTATTTGTTTTTCTGTTATCTTATCCAACCACGGATAGCGTAGCTCGTCATATCGAGCAATAGAAACATTGCCATCAAAGAACGCATCTCGTTTGGTCTGGTGTTTCTTATTTGTTGTTAGAGTACGCATGACTCACATTCCTCATCATCTAAAGGCTCATCTCTCATAACATATGGATGAGCTGGTTCCTCTACTTCGTCTGTTGCACCGTCATAGGTGTTGAAGTAGTACAATTGCTTGCCCCCGTATTTATAGAACGAAATAATGTCCTGTAAGAGCGTACTCATAGGGATTTTCTCGTCTTCATAGAAGGCTGGGTTGTATGATGTATTGACAGAGATGCCTTGATCGACATACTTCTGCAGTACAGCACATATTTGTAAGTATCCTTGTGGAGACTTCTGATCCCACAACAATTCATACTTGTTCTTTAAGTGATGGATAGCTGGTACTACTTGCTTGAGTACTCCATCCTTAGACTGCTTGATAGATACCAATGCTCTAGGTGGTTCAATACCATTAGTTGCATTAGATATCTGTGAAGAAGTCTCACTAGGCATCAAAGCCATTAGTGTAGAATTACGTATACCATGCTCTCTAAGGTCCGCTGAGAGCTGTTTCCAGTCCATCTTAGGGTTATGTGGTACAAGCTCGTCTACTTCCTTCTTATACGTGTCCTGAGGCGTTATACCAAGCGAATACTTAGTCTCATAGTTCTTCTTACAATGGCCAGATTCTTTTGCTATAGTATTAGATGCTTTGATTAGATAGTATGACCATGCTTCTGCCCACTCATCTATCATCTCTAAGTCTGGATCTGTATATGTCATACCATTCTTAGCCATCCAGTATGCAAAGTTAATGATACCTACACCAAGTGGTCTACGGTTCATTGTAGACAGTTCTGCAGCTAGTACAGGATAGTCTTGATAGTCTAATAGTTGATCCAATGCTCTTACAATTAGCTCTGCTGGTCTCTCGAAGTCTGATGGATCCTTGATAGCACCCCAGTTGATAGCTGCAAGAGTACATAATGAGATCTCACCTGATGGATCGTCAATATTGTTTAGTGGTTTAGTTGGTAGATTAATCTCGCAACATAGGTTAGACTGTTTGATTGGTGCCATTGAAGGTCGGAAGGATCCATGCTCGTTAGCATGATCCACATTCATTAAATATATACGTCCAGTATCCTTCCTCTCTTGCATGAAGCTGGAGAAGAGTTCGATTGCTGGGACTTTTTTCTTTCTGATGGATGTCTTTCTTTCTGCCGCTTCATAGAGTTCTCTAAACTTGTCGACGTCTGTATAGAAGGTATCAACGAGCTCTGGTACATCCGCTGGATCGAGTAATGTGATATCTCCACCTGCTAGTAACCTCTCATAAAAGACTTTATTGAATTGTACACCATAGTCAAGGTGTCTGATACGGTTGTCTTCCACACCTTTATTGTTCTTGAGAACGAGTAGCTCTTCAGCTTCAAGGTGCCATATAGGATAGTACAAAGTTGCGGCACCTCCTCGAACGCCTCCTTGACTACACGACCTGACAGCCGATTGAAATAACTTATAAAAAGGTATGACGCCAGTATGAGTTGCGTGACCGCCATTAATACTCGATCCCAGTGCTCTGATAGAACCAGCTCCGATTCCAATTCCTGCTCGTTTACTAACATACTTGACTATTGCTCCTGTTGTTGCATTAATACTATCAAGTGAGTCTCCGCTCTCAATCAATACACAAGAACTAAACTGTCTTACAGATGTTCTTACACCAGCCATGACTGGAGTAGGTAGTGATATTTCAAACTTAGACACACAGTCGTAGAATTCTTTGACCCATTTGAGTCTGTCTTCCTTGTAGTTGTGGAACAAGGTAGCACCAATAAGCATCATAGCTACTTGAGGAGTCTCAAATATCTTCTTAGTGAATCTATCTTGTACGAGGTACTTGCCTCTAAATTGTTCCATAGCAGCATATGTGAATGTGCTATCTCTATCGTGATCGATATACTTATTGAGTGTATCAAACTCTTCTTCTGTATACCATTTCAGAAGCTCTGGTTCATACATCTTAGCATCCACATTGTGCTTAACAATCTCAAGCAAGTGTGGTGGTTCGAATTGGTGATAGGCTTCTTTTCTTAGATGATAGCTGATCAAGCGACCAGCCACAAATTGATAGTTTGGAGTTTCTTCTGAGATTAGATCGGCGGCAGCCTTTATCATCGTCTCTTGAATTTCTGACGATGTTATTCCATCATAGAATGATATGTTGCTGTTAAGTTCCACCTGCGACGCTGACACACCTGTAATACCTTCACAGGCATTACCTATTACTTTGTGTAGCTTCTCTAAATCTAGTGGTACCTTATTTCCGTCTCTCTTTAATACATTAATCTCTTTCGACACTTCCGTTTTCCCTTAAAATTTCTCTGTTTAATAAATGTTGTTGTGCCACGTCATCTTTCGATTGACCGTGATAAGCAACAGCATGTGCACTTTCTATCATGTACTCGTTGATGTTAACCATCGAGCCAGTTTCTTCATTATCAATATATAACAGCTCACCAAGGATACGACCGAACTTACCGGTTGCGTCTTTATGAGTTTTAAGGATTGGAGTACCAAGAGTTAACTGATTCTTTAGAAAGTCTTTAGCTAATAAGCCAAATTGTTTCTCAGCCAAGTCGCGTGTCCTACTTTCTGGGGTATCAATACCATGTAATCTCACTCTCTCTTTCTTCATCCATACACCGAAACCTAAATCGATGTTTACATCAACGGTGTCCCCGTCAATAACCTTTACTATTTCTATTCTATATTCGTACATTTGTTTCTCCCTTTTACTTTGCCCAGACACTGAAGGCAAGTTTAGCTTTTAGTCCGCTAAACGTATTGTTGTCTATAATTGCTCGTACATCAGCTGGCTCCAAGCCGCTGATGACCATATCGTTAATGTCTTTCTGCATTATAGTGGAAGGCCAAATACAAACATTATACCCACTATTGATGGCAGAGTCAACACTTAACTTCGTAGTTTCATTCCTTGGCTCATTATCTAATACCATCACCACATCTTCAGCGGTTATATGTTTCTGAATCAACTTCCAATGTAAAGAACCTACAGCAACACTATTAGGAATGAACATAGAGTCAAATTGACCCTCTAAGACATACACTCGCTTCGTCTGGTCTACAGTGTCGAGACCATAGATGAAACCAGTATCGTCATCATTCCAGTTAAGTTTTAAGTATCGTTGCTTGTTGTTCGGATCTATTGACCGAGCAACTGCCCCAAAAGTACGACCGTTACCATCTGACAAAGGCAGTACAATACGAGGATCTTTACCATTGAATTCGTCTCCTGGAAACTTCTCTGGTAGCCACTTTTTAGCCCAATTATAACCATTCTCTACATAGAATATCTTGTAGTGAAGGTTGCTTGGAATTAACCTACTAAGTATATATCTCTTTGCACTATGCGTGTGAGATAGTTGGCTGATCTTTTTCAATTCTTTGAATGGCTTGTTGCCAATTGTCGAAAATGTAGGTTTACTGGCGAATGAATCTACGGGTTTATCGACGAAAGTTGCGGTCGCTTTCTCCTTGAGAGTCTCCATGAGATACTCTTTATGAAGTTGCGGATCCTGTTCTTCTAAGAATTTAGAGAAGTTCCTTGAGACATGACAGTTATGACAATAGTAATAGTACTCTTGCTTCTTGGATATTAGATATCCTCGAGCCTTCATCTTATCTTTATGACTATCGCCACAGTA